CTATTCGCGCCGGGCCAGATCGGCCAAGAGCCTTTCAATTGCCAACTGAATTCCTTCAAACCGATGTTCAGGCCGGATGGGATGCGCCGGGCCCGAACCGGACACACGGCGCAACTGCTCGGCTACTTCAAGAATCAGGCGAAAGCTGGCGTGATCCAACTTGCGGTTGATGCGGGCCAGAACCTGACCAGCGTCAATCGTTTGCCGGCCCCGCAATGGCTTGGGGTTTGTGGCGCAGATTAAATCCAGCCTGCCGGCGCCCGCGTAGGCACGGTAGATAATCAGAGCCATGCGCTGACACGATTGCAGCGCGGCTATGGCGGCATTGTGCAACGTGGCGCACGTCGCCAAGTGGCAACGGCGGCGGGACTGCTCATCGTCTCCGGTATAGGCCACGGCTTGCGGCGTTTCCTGCGCCAAAGCGGCGCGCAGTAGCAACGGGTCGGCCATGACCTGCTTGCGGTACTGCGCGCGGCTCTTGTTGACTTCCAAGTTCAAATAGGCCGCGTAGTTCTGTCGAAACTCCACGCGGGTGCGCTCCAGCAGTTCGAATAAAATGTCACGTTCCGCAATCAGAGCGGACTGTTCGCGGGGCGATAGTGCCGTTAAATCACGGGAAATCCAACTCAACTCTGTTACTGTTTCCATAACCGCCTCTTTGTTATTGATTGTCTGCTGCCTTGTCTGTTTCGTTGCTCCCTAGAAACTAACGAACAGGCCGCAACGAGTTCCGAACTTGTTATTCATATATTAAGTATTAATTTATAATTAGTAATTTAGTTGATTTATTTACAATGATTTATAAAAATTAGGTTTTAGTAAAAAAAATTAAAAAAGGGCTTTTTAGAGATGATTAGCCTCGCATCCTAATATGATAGGAAGGCGATCGGCTCGGACTAAAATGGGGCTATTTTAACCTATGAAAGCACCCTTTGGGGCTATTTAGGGGAGCTGGGGGGGGCTTCCGCATTCCTTGCGATAGGGGACGGCGGTCAGAGGCCGCCGCCACAACGGCAGTGGTAAGAGCGCACGGCCTAATCAGTAAAATTGCCCAGCACTATACACTAGAAGAATATCGGCGGCCATCACCGGAGTCGCCGGACAGGCAGACCGCCGCAATAACGATATATTTTCAGTGTAGCGACGAGCGGGCTCCCGTCGCCTATACAATATGGGCGGCGGGTACAGGAATATCAAAAAGGGATGATTTCGCCCCAGTGGATAAACGGCTCTGCGACCTCTTGAACAAAAGGCGCGGGTTGCGTTACGCCAGAGCAACGTGCTTTTCGCGCGTTGCCAACTCGTTTAGAAGCGGCGCGAGAGCGGAGGCAATGGCATCCCTTTTTTGCAGAGGCGTCAACTGGCTTGCGCTATGGTTTGCCACCGGGAGCAACCGTCGCGCCGCACTCAACGCGGTGTGGTAAGTGGCGCGGTCGCAATTTTGGGTTACTACCCAGGCAGCGGATTCGTAGTCATGATCATTAAACTGGCTCGCCAGTTTGGGGTTTTTGCGCAGTGCCGTGGGAGCGCCCGATGTGTTGTAGGCTTCCAAAAACACTTGGCAGATACGATGGATGGCGCCCAAGGCTGCTTCGGCCATGTCCTCCAAAATGCGCATGGCGCTCATTTGCAGGGAACGAATGGCCAAATGTGTGCGCATGAACTCCGCAATCGTGAACTCCGCGCAGGGCTGCATGGCGGCCTTGGAAGCAAACGCCAATGTGCGGCGTGGCGCATTGGACTGATTCGAATGCTCCAACGATGCCTCATAAAACTGGGCAAATTGCTTTTGCGCGTTATCCCACAATGTTTCCAGGTAGCCCCGCTCTTGGCTTAAAGTCTGAGAATGCTTTTCTTTTAGACGCGTGGAAGTGGTGAATGCTCCCACAAAGCTCGATCTATTTGGATGCAATCGATTCATAATCAACTCCTTAAAATTCCGAAACGCATACGGGAACCGAATAACATAGTTATATATAACGAAGGAGGTTAAGTAATGTCCGGTAGAATCAGCCTGATTAAACTCGAATTATTTATTTATTAGATTCACTACTATTAATTACCCCTCTTTATGTCTAGTAGATAATCAGGGATTACCGGGCATCTCATGCCGACAGGAACGAGCCAACAGGAAAGTTTAAGTAAAACAAGATAAAGTAATTACAATAAAAAGCGAACCGAGTGAAAAAACTTCTCTTCAACCCCCGGAGACATTAGAACTGTGGCGAATGATTGAGCAGCTTAAAAAAGTCTTGTTGGGCAAAGCGCGCAATCCCCGGGATCCTCGGCTGTTTCATCAACTTTCCCTGGCAGCATTTCTGGCTTGGGTGGGACTGGGCGCGGACGGTTTATCGTCGTGCGCGTATGGGCCGGACGAAGCGTTCCGGGCATTACTCGGACACCCGCACTTGGCGGTGGCTTTGGCGGTGGCAACGGCTGTGACCGTGTTTGTTATTTCTTTGGCATACTCGCGTCTGATCGAATACTTCCCCAACGGCGGCGGCGGCTACGTGGTATCCGCCAAGCTATTGGGTCCATACGCCGGGGTTCTCGCAGGCTGCGCGCTGATAGTGGACTATGTGTTAACCATCACCGTATCGGTTGTGAGCGCCGCGGACCAGATTTTCAGCTTTATACCGGTTGAGTATCACGCGCACTGGAAACTGCCCACGGTATTTGTGGTCATCGCCGTTTTAATTGCGCTGAATCTCCGCGGTGTGAAGGAATCCATCATGGTGATCATGCCGATCTTTTTATTTTTTATCGTCACCCATGTCATCGCGCTGATCGGGTGTCTCTGGAGTTACGCCGACCACATACCGCTCGTGGCCCGGCAAACCTACGAGGGAATGCGTTACGATGTCTCTCATATCGGTTTATGGGCCACGTTTTTGATTTTTTTAAACGCCTACGCGCGCGGCGCGGGCACTTACACCGGTATTGAAGCTGTGGCCAACGCGGTGCCGATTATGCGCGAACCCAAAGCGCAGACGGCCAAAACCACCATGCTCTACATGGCCGTGTCTCTGGCTGTGACGGCGGGCGGCATATTGCTGGCCTATTTATTAACCGGAGCCGAACCGATCGAAGGCAAAACCATGAACGCCTCTTTTCTTGAAAAACTGGGCTATGGCCACTGGTTTGTCGTCGCGACACTCGTGGCCGAGTGCGGATTATTGCTCATTGCCGCGCAAACCGGCTTTATCGGCGGCCCGAGCGTGATGGCCAATATGGCCTTGGACCACTGGCTCCCGCGCCGGTTTGCCTCGCTGTCCGAACAGTTTTCCATGGCTCAGGGAGTGATCCTGATGGGCATCGCGGCGCTGGCCAGTCTGATGTACGCGCATGGCAACATTTCCACGCTGGTGACGATGTACGCCATCAACGTTTTTCTGACTTTTGCGCTCTCCCAAATGGGCATGTGCCGGATGTGGTGGCAGCGCCGCAGCGGTAAAGGCTGGCTGCGCAAAATATGGATACATGCTGTCGCGCTGGTTTTATGCCTGGGCATTCTTATCGGAATCGTTGCCGAAAAATTCCTGCAGGGCGCTTGGGTGACGCTGGCCATCACTGGCTCATTTGTATTGCTGTGCTTCTGGTTCAAGTCTCATTACAGCAAAGTCCAGCGCAAGCTCGACAAGCTCACCACCGAGCTGGTTGATTTGCCGCTGGGATCGGCCCACGCGGTGGAGCCCAAGCGCCTTGAGCGAAACAAGCCTACCGCGGTTATTATGGTCTCGGGCTACAGTGGGATTGGAATCCATTCCCTTTTGGCGATTATCAAACAATTCCCCGGCCATTTTAAACAGGTGATCTTTGCCAGTGTGGCCGTGCTGGAAAGCGGCGTGTTTAAGGGAGTGGAGGAAGTGTCGCGACTGGAAGAAAGCACGATTGAATCCTTAAAAAAGTACACGCGACTGGCCAACCAGATGGGGCTCCAAGCCGACTGGAGAATTGAAATTGGCACCGACCCGGTGGAGCTGGCCGAGCAGATAGCGATCAAGATCGCGCAGGAATTTCCAAAATCCGTAATTTTTGGCGGCAAGCTGGTATTCGCGCGCGACACGCTTTTAACACGATTGCTGCACAACGAGACGGCGGCGGCAATCCAGCGGCGCCTGCAATGGCGCGGCATACCGATGGTGATTCTGCCGGTGTGCGTTCGGGATTAGGGCAAAAGCGCAAAACAAGCCATTGACGGAAACAGGCGGATATCGCATCATGGTGTTTAACACCCTATGAACTCGATTACCGACTGGATCCTTCAACACTGGGGCGACGTGCTGGCTGTTTACAGCGCCGTCGTCATTGCCGCGCGGCTTATCGTTAAACTCACCCCCACTCCAAAGGACGACAGCGTCTTGGAAAAAATCGTGGGTTTCCTTAAACACGTCGGGCTTGTCATCAAATAACCCGCGAGCACCCGGCAACAACATGACACCCTGGCTACTGGCGCTCATCAGCCTGTTTTCGGGCATTGTGGCGCTGGTGAACAAAGCCTGGCGCAGCCGCAACGAAAGAATGGAAGATGCTTTATTCAGCCAAAAACAGAGGCGCGACCAAGCCATACGCGACTGGATTCATAGCGGCGTTCATCCTGGCCGCGCTGAGCGGCTGCGGCCACACGCCGGCGTGGTCGCGGCTGCCGGAGGACAACGTCAGGCGGCTGATGGAGAGGCACGACGCCCAGACGGCCCGGCGCGCCTGCCCGGGCTGGACACAGGACGCGCTCCTGACGATCTCAAGCCTGGAACATGAGTTGGCGTTGGAAAAAGCAAAAAAATAACACCCCATGAAAACCCGCAACGAACTTTACTCGGCCATATTGGAGGATTTAAGCGCCCGCACCAGTTGGGACGCGCGGCAGAAAGTGTGGTACGAAATGCGCCACCACGGACTGCGCCGCAAACGCAAGCCGTGGCCCGGCGCGGCGGATCTGCACTATCCCCTGGCCGATTCCATTATCAACAAATTAAAGCCGTTTTATTTTCAGCAGCTTTACGCGGGAGATTTAGTGGCGCAATTTGTGCCGTGGCGCAGTCAGGCGGCGCGGCTCACGAATGAAGCCATGATGTGGTTCGACTACCAGGTCCGGCAGCGGTCCAATCTGGAAACGGAAATTCAGACGGCTATTGATACGATGCTCATGAGCGGCCTGTGCCTCGTTAAAACAACATGGGACGTCGAACGCCAGCGCCTGCGCTTTGACGCGGTGCATCCGATCTACATCATTGTGCCCGCCAACACGCAGAACATCCAGCAGGCGGCGCGACTGGTGCACGTCATGCCCATGAGCGTGGATGACTATCGCGCCCGGCGCGAATACAATCAGGACAATGCCTTCGTGCGCCGCATTACCGGCAGCAGCGGGAATGGGGAATCAAAATTCGCCTGGGCGGAAATTAAAAATATCCGCGAGGGATTGACCAGCGGCTCGCGCGAAAACGAAATTATCGTTTGGGAAGTCTATGAGCGGCAGGACGAGCGCTGGATTGTGCATACCTTCAGCCCGCTTTCCCCGCAGGAGGACATACGCCCGCGAATGGAGCTGGCCTATGCGCATGGCAGACTGCCATTCACCCCGTTTGTAACGGAAATTAAGGACAAGGGGTTCTACAGCGCGCGCGGCATACCCGAAGCCGTCGCGCCATTTGAGGCAAGCCTCTGCAAATTATGGAACGAAAAACACGACGCCATGACGATCTACAACCGGCCCGTGTTCCGCAGTGAGCACGAGATGCCCAATGCGATCAATCTCAAATTCCAGCCGGGACAAATTTTGCCCTTTGGAGTCAATCCCCTGCCCATGCCGTCACCGCCACTCTCGTTTGACCAGGAGATGGAACACATTCGTCTTGTGGCGGAAAACCTGATCGCCATGCCCGACTTTGGGCTGGGCAGCTCCCAGCGGCAACGCTCGGCGCGAACCGCTACGGAAGTGCAGGCACTCACCGGACTACACAGCCAGAATATTGACATGCGCGCGCGGGTATTCCGCATCAGTCTGGGCGAACTCCTGCAGCAGTCCTGGGCACTACTCAAACAATATGCGCTGGAAGATTTGATGTATTGCCATGGGGAAGCGGTAGGCACGGCCACGCTTGAAGCGCTGGAAAATGATTATATGATTCACCCATCCGGAAGCGCGGATGGCGCCAACCGCGCGCTCCTGCTCCAAAAAGCGTTGCAGCGCATGCAGCTTTTCGCGGGCAATAAACATGTAAACCAGCAGGAACTGATTCGCAGCGTGCTGGAAATTGACGACCCCCGGCTCGTGCGCCGGCTGATGCGGCCGGATACCGGGGAAGCGGCCGTGCAAGTCGAGGAGCAAGCCAAAGAATGCCTGCTGCTTGAGGCCGGGTTTAAGGTGGAAGTCCGTCCGGAAGACGACGATCAGGTCCATATCCGCACGCTGATGCAGCGGCTCGAAATGCTGGGCGCAATCGGAAAACCGGTTGATTCCATTGCGCGGGCACGGCTGCATACCCATCTGGCCGAGCACGCGCGGCAACTGCGCCGGAAAAACTCCGCGCATGCGTTGGATCCGGCAGACAGCCCGGGCGCGGACATCGGCGGCAAACAAACGAATTGACAAATACAGCATAAGGTGTTAAACACCTGTAACGCGATATGAAAAAAATCACGCTCTTCCTGGCTTACTGGCGCAGCCTGCGTCTGGCGCGCGAGCCGCGCTGGACGCAAGCCGACAGGCAGGCTTTAGAGGCCTTCATAGCCAGCCCCGCCGGCCAGCGGCTCGCCCAGCTTTTGCGCCACCTGGTCATTCGCCAGCAGCACGCTGCCGTCATGAGCGGCGCCGGAAACGGCTGGCACTGCGGCCGCGCGGCCGGGTTCGCGCTGGCCATTGCTGTACTTGATGGCTTGGCGGCAGGCCAAATCAGCGAAGGCGGCGAAACGGAACCCCAAACAGAAGAAAATTTATACGAACACCTCAGCCCTTAACCCAGACATTATTATGATCACGATAGCCACTCCAGACACTACTACCCACGCGGAAAATAATGATTACGCTACGGATAGCGAAGGCGCGCAACTGCGTCAAACCGCTGAATTGCTGGATACCCGGCAACCGCAAGAAGGCGTGGACGCGTCCAACGGCAAAAATAAAACCCAAAATCCGCCGGCGGAGGATGGAGATACCAGAATAGAACAAGCGGGCAACTCTGAAACCGCGTCAAAAGAAACGCCCGAAGCGGACGCAACAAAAGCGGGCGACGAAAATTTTTGGAAAGAATGGCTCGGGCATTATCACGAAGCGGCGCGCGAAAACCCCGAGCTTAACCAAGCCGGATCCAGCCTGCAAAAGCAGGTTATGGCCAACCTGCGAAGTCCCGACCCGGAAATCCGCGCCTTTTTGGCTCAGTCCCCGCGTGGGGTGCGGTACGCCGTGCAACTGGCCAAACTGCAGAACCAGGCGGCGCGTTACAGCCATTTGGAAAAAGAAAACGCGCAACTGCGCGCCGCATTAAGGGAGCGGGACAAAAAACTTTCCCCCGGTGGCGGCGTGGCCGCAACGCCTCCCGCAACCAAGACTTTTGATCAGATGACATTTGAAGAACAGGGCGCCTTTCTCAAACGAATGGCGCAGGAAGAAGATGGTTTAATCTAACAACAAAACAAGAAAGTATATGGCAACAGTCACTACAGCCGCCTTAGCCGGCCAATATCAGAAATACTTCAGCAAGGATTTGCTCAAGTACGCAATCAACACGCTTCGGCTCAACGAATTTGGCACCCCCGCCGAGCTGCCCCGCAACGCCGGGGCTAAGCAGGTATCGTGGTTCCGGTTCGGAGCGGCGGACGAAAGCCAGGTGCAGACGCTGACCGAAGGCACGCCAATCGCAACGTTCCGGGACCTGGCGTTAACAGAGGTAAACGTCTCCCTGGTGCAGTATGGAGAGGCTATCAAGCTCACCGACATTTTATCACTGACCCAGCTTTATGACGCCATGAAGCAGGCCGCCAAAACGCTGGGCGAAGATGCCGCGCTGAAGGCCGACTCGCTGGCGCGCGCCGCTATTTGCGGGGCAGCCGGAGCGACTGAACGCTTCGCGCAGGGGCTTACCTCCTTTACCGCGCTGGGCAACGCCACCGCCACGGCGGCGTATCTGGACAGCCAGGACATTCTGGACGCGGCGACCAACCTGAAAGTAAATCTGGCCCCAAGCTTCAATGGCAACTATGTCGCCATTGTGCCGCCGCAGGTCGCGCGCGACCTATTGCGCGACGTGGACTTTTTGGAAGCCGCGAAGTACAGCAACGTTACCGCTCTGTATAAAGGGGAAATCGGCAGCCTCTACGGCGTGCGTGTTGTGGTGGGAACCAATCCGCACCGCGAAGCCGTGGGCACGCAGTACACCTTCAATGCGGCTGGCGCCATTTTTACCACGCTAATTTTGGGTGAAGGCGCGTTTGGCGTGGCCAAGCTGGCCGGAGATTCGCCGTTCAGCCCCAAAATGTTTATTGTGGATCAACCCGACAAGAGTGATCCGCTCAACCAGACCAAGATTGTCGCGTACAAGCTGTACTACGCCGCGAAACTCCTGAATGGGACTTTCGCCGTGGCGCTGCGCTCCAAGACACGGTTCATCTGATTGCAACGCTCCACACCGACCCCGCCTCCGTTTTTGGGAAGGCGGGGCGGCGGAGCAACAAAAGGAAAATTATGGCTACATCCAACATTAAAAGCGCGCGGCTTTTGGACGCCGTCGCCTCGACCGGAGCGGGAAATTATATTGGCGTGTCCGCGCTGCGCTTTTTCACGTTCAATGTCATTGGCACCGGCGTAACCAGCGGCGCGACAATCCGAATCGAAGCGCAGGACTTTGAGGGAAACGTTGTGACGGTAACCACGTTTGCGGTGACTTCATCCGCCAACGCGACGCAATCCTTCAGCGTCAGCGGCGTGTTTAATCAGGTGCGCGCCAATATTACCGCGCGCACGGACGGCACCTACACTGTGCGCATGGACGCGGCGCCGCCCAAATTAGTATAGGAAAGCAAAAAAATGAACCCGAAAGAAACCATATTTACCATTCCGGCAACCGACCTCTTAAGACTTTTTGCCAGTCACGGAGTAACGGAGCCCAGACCGGGCGACCGGCTGCGGCTTACGATGCAGGTTCGCCGGATCGCGTCGGACGGCGCCACTCTGGCCGTGGCCGGATGCGGGCAAATGATCGAAGCCGGCATGGAGCAGCCTCCAGAGAGCCATGAGGACGAGGGCGCACAACTTCGGCAGGCGGCTCTGTGGACGGACAAGCACTCGGGCAACGCCATCTAGAAGGTACTCACATGCCCACTTATGAGTTTGTGGATCCGGCTAGCGGCGAACGCGTTGAGGAATGGTTTCCCTCCCCGCGCGACATCCAGTGGCTGGAGCGGGCAGGCAAAAAATACCGGCGCGTCGCGGCGCCCGCGCGTTTCCATGCCAAGCGGGAAACACCCTCGCCAATTGATATGCCCACGCAGGTGATCAAGCGGTATCGGCAACTGGAAGAAGCGAACAGACTGAGAGGCAATAAAAACTCAATTAAAGAAAAAATCATACAAATTTGGAGTAACCATACATGAAAAAACATTCGGCCATATTGCTAAGCAATGCCACCTCAACCGGCGCCAGCGCCGGGGTGGATTCTTCGGAGGTAATCCAACACACGGTCACAATTGTCGTTACAGGCGGTTCGGCGTCGGCCACGGTGCGCATTGATGGATGCGATTTGGGTGGCAACTGGGTGAATATCAGCCAGAACGTTATTTCCTCCACGGGAAATTATCTGGTTAATTTTTCCGGCTACTATCACCAAGTGCGGGCCAATATATCGAGCTACAGCTCCGGCACGTTTACGGTGAACTGGTCCGGGGTAAGTTATTAAAATGAGCAAGACCCATATTTTGACCACACCGACGAGCCACCCGCTTCCGGATGGAATCAACCCTTCGCTGCGCTGGATGGTGTATCTGGTAAACCAGATCGGCGTGCCGGTGCTTGCGCTGGGCGCGCTTGCCTGGTTTACGCTGCACGAAAGCACCGAGCACCGTCAGGAGCGGCGCGAAAACGCCTCGCGGCTTGAAGAAGCGCACGCGCAGGTGCTTATGGCGCTGCAGCAAAACACCGCCGCGCTGACCCGGCAGTCCGAGGCTATGAACAACCTGTGCGATTCCCTCGCACAGCGGCCCGTTCCAAACGCGCCGCAGGCACGAAAATAAACACAAGATCCCGACTATGAGCGATATCAACAGAGGATTTACCTTTTCCGCGACCGAGCAACTAACCAATAACAAACTGCACGCGCTGATTGATAATGCGGCAATAGACCCGACGTTTATTTCGGGCAAAAGCGCCCTTCCCAGTCTGGCGGGAGGAGACAAATTTGTGGTGCACGAGGCGGCCACGTCCACGCTGAAGGCCGTCACCTACCAGACGCTGCTGGGCTCGGGCATTCAGTCTGTAACGCTCAACGTAAACCAGCCGGGGCACGGTTTTGCTGTGGGCGATGTGGTCTATCGCACGAATGTCGCAGGCCCCTCGGGGATGTACGCCAAAGCCAAAGCCGACGCTCTGGCAACCGTCGCGGCGGCTGGCGTGGTCAGCGGCGTTGCCGGCGCCAACGATTTTACCCTGACCCTGAGCGGGAATATCACGGGGCTTTCGGGTTTAAGCGCCGGGTCCCTCTATTATATAAGCGCCGCGACGGCGGGTGCGCTAACCGCCACCGCGCCCACCGTGGCCGGGCAGTACAAAAAGCAGGTCCTGATTGCCACCAGCAGCACAACCGCCACGGTGAATATTCTGCTGGAAGTTCCCGCTGACGCGGGGTACGTGCCCCCGGGTGTCATTATGGATTACGCGGGCAGCACCGTACCCACCGGGTATCTCTTGTGCGATGGCAGCGCGGTGAGCCGCGCAACCTACGCCAATCTCTTCGCCGCCGCCGGGACAACTTGGGGCGCAGGTGATGGCAGCACCACTTTTAATCTGCCGGACTTGCGGGGCCGCGTCTGCGCGGGCAAAGACAATATGGGCGGCACCGCCGCCAACAGGATCACCAGCGGCGGCTCGGGGATAAATGGCTCAATCCTCGGCGCGGCGGGCGGCAGTGAAACTCAGACGCTCACCACTGCGCAAATTCCCGCGCACAATCACTCCATCGGCGGCGGATTTATCACGGGCGCGGGCGCCATCTCCGTTACTGGAAGCAGCACGACATATAACTGGGGCTTCCTTAGCAATACGGACAATACCGGCGGCGGCCAAGCGCACAACAACACTCAGCCCACTATCATGGTCAACAAAATCATCAAAATATAAAATTTTATGGCAACCACACTAATTGATCTGGCGACGCTGGCCTGCCAGAAAATCGGCAAATCCGATTCGGACACCATCGCGTTGGCCAAAAAATTTGTTCAGCAGCGGTACTTGATGATTTACGACTCGGCCTTGTGGAGCGATTCGCAGTTTCTATACAGCACAACCGCCAGCTCGGATAAAGTCATTCTGCCGCACTGGATTGACCGGATTGTCGGCGTACGCTCGGGAAGCGATCTAAACCTGCCGCACACGGATCTGGCGAACCTGTTTCAGACCGATCCGGGCATTTTTGAGCGCGGCGGCTCGCCGGTGCTCTACTCGGAGCTGCCGCCGGTGGGCGTACTGCGCCTGCCCTTTACCGCGGCGGAGCTGACGCTCGTGAGCAACGCCACCGCGGACAGCGGCGTGATCATCCGCGTTCTAGGCGAGCATAACGGGGTGGAGGCGCGGGAAACGGTATCCTTAAGCGGAACGACGAGCGTCACAACAATCAACAGCTACGATACGCCACTGGCGATCAGTAAACCCGCAACATCCGGCACCATCACGGTAAAAGACAGCGCGAACAATGTGCTGCTCACGCTGGGTCCGGAAGAATTTGAGCGCAAACATCCGCGCATCCGCCTGCACCAGGCGCCCGGTGAGAGCATCAGTTTGCTCATTCTGGCCAAGCGCCGGCCGATGCCGCTCTTGCACGATCTGGACACTCCCGCGCTGCGAAATATTGAAAACGCGCTTTTGGCGTATGCGACGGCGGATCTTCTGGAAGCCCAGCGGCAATACGGCAAGGCGCAGGCAAAAATCACGGAAGCTTCCAGCCTGCTGGCCGAGACACGTGACATGGAAAAAAACCAGTCTCAAAAAACCGTGCGGATAATCCCCACTGTAGACGGCGCCTGGAACCGGGACGACTGGAGCGGCGGAGTCATCTCCGCCCTCTAAATAAACGCGAACGATTTTATGCCGATATTCAACAACAACAGCCTTGACGACACCCCGGTGTTTGACGCCTGCCCATCCTTTGAAGGCGGGATGGTGTCGTCGCTGCGTTCAAACTTATTGCAGCCCAATCAGGTGGCCGAGTGCAAAAATATGGATATCTCCAAATTCGGCACCCTAACCACGCGGCGCGGCACGGTAAAAATTGGCTCCGGCGCGATTGGCGGCGGCCAGCGCATCCAGGGACTGTGCTGGTTTAACAGCCAGACCTACAATCTGCTGGTTGCCGTATGCAACCAAATTTTTTATAAATTCGACGGTTCCAACTGGACAACCGTCAGCGGATACACCGCCACCAGCGCGACGGCGGACTGCGAGATCGTTCAGCTGCTGGATAAAATATATATCACTGACGGCACACTCAATTTATTTGAATGGACTGGTTTCGCGTTTAACGAAATAAAATCACCCGACTACGCCAATCCTCTACCCGCGGGCTGCAAATATTTGACGGCCCACACCAAGCGGCTCTTTGCCTATGGACGCGGTGTCTCCAGTGATACGATATACGTTTCGGATATTCTGGACGCTACCACCTGGGGCGCCACCAATTCCGTGCGCGTGGGCGGCGGCGAAGGCGACCCGATTGTCGCCTGCGTTCCGTGGATTGATTTCAACCTGGTTGTGCTTAAAAATAAATCCATCTGGGTCATTAATACCGATCCGGCGCAGACGGATCTCTCCAAGTGGACGATCAGCCTGGTCCACGGTGAAGTCGGTTGCATCGCCCACCGCAGCGCTGCTCAGGTGGGGGACGACATCTGGTTTTTGTCCCGCGACGGCGTCCGCAGCGTGCGCCGCGTCCAAAGCCAGAACCAGAACGAGGTCAGCATTCCCCTCTCCGCGCCCATACAGGATTTGATTGACCGGATCAACTGGAACACCGCTTCAAAATCGTGCGGCGTATTTTGGAACAACCGCTACCTTTTATGCGTCCCGGTTGACGGCGCCTCCGACCCCAACTACACCTTGGTTTATAACACGATTACGCAAAGCTGGGCCGGATATTGGACGGGCTGGACACCCACAGTTTTTGAAAAAACCGGCATCAACCAGAACCTGAGACTCGTCTTCGGTCAAACCGACGGCAAGACGCTGCAGTGGCAGGATTATGTTACCGAGGACGCAGAAGCTGAATCGGATTTTCAGGACGACGGCGCTAACATTGCCTCCGGCGTGACTACGCGCAGCTTGGTTTTCGCGGATCTGTTTTGCGCCAAAAAAGGCTCCCATTTTGAGCTGGAATTTTTCCGCTCCAACTCCCTGGCCAATGTGTATGTGGCAATTGACCAGGGCGGCGACAGTTTGGCTTGGAGCGGCTCCACCAGCGGCCAGTCGCTCAATCTGCCGTTTTTTTTGCCTGCCAACCTTATTCCGCTGACTCCGGAGCGCAAAGCGCTGGATTTACTCAAGTACGATCCGTTCCGCGAAGTGCAGTTCAAAATTCAGACCATATCCGGAAAACTGGCCTTGCGCTCGCTCATCGCGAGCGCATTCGTGGATACGTTGCAATTGGAGTCATAAAAAAATGAAAACAAACCTTGCCCATGCTGCCAATTTTCTGCGCCGACACAGTGATATGACGCGGCACTGGCCCCGGGAGCGGCTGCTGGACTGGCTGGACTGGTTCGCGCGCGATGCGCGGCTGGCGCTGTGCCACGACATATGCGGACGTCTCGTTGGAGTCGGCTTGGCCCGAGCCTGCCACGAGAGCCAAGCCAAAGACTGGTTCTCGCACGACGAAAAATCCGGCGCTGTTTGGGTGGATTTGATTGCGCTGACCGATCCGCGCGCTATGCCCTGCATGGCATTTGCCCTGCACCACCGTTTTGGGCCACGGCAATGGATTGCTTTTCGCCGCGCCAAGGACGCCTCCGGACGCGTTCGGCGTTATGCTTACGAAAAATTTTTACAACACATGATCAACAAGAAAGGATTAGTTTATGGGAACTCCCTCCGCACCCACACCGCCACCGGCGCCGCAGGCGCCTAACTATGCGCAAGCTTCCCGCGAGGCCATTCAGGCCGATATCGACACCCTGCCGCTGCGCCGCGCGATCGAGCTGCAGGCGCGCAAAAAAGATCTGGAAGAACTCGCGCCGCTTGAGCGGCAGAACCAGCTTGAATCGGCGCTGGCCACCGCGCGGGCCGCGCTGGAAGTGCAGCGCCAGTACGGGCGGGATTTTAATGAGGAGGCACTGCGCCGGATAGCCGAATCCGACCCCGCCGGGTTTGCCGCGCGTCAGCTTTTGGCGCAACGCGTATATGAAGGGCTTCTGGCCGGCCCGGAACTGGATGCGGAATTTGTTCGGCAACTTCAGCAACAGGTGCGGGGCGCCCAGGCCGCGCGCGGCAATATTCTGGGCACGGCGCCCGCGCGTGAAGAAGCCGATGTTCTGGCCCGGGCCGCGCAGGCGCAGCAGCAGCAGCGGCTGGCCAACGCGTCCTCCTACGTTTTTGGCGCGCCGCTTACCGCTCAATACGACAACGTCCGTGACGCCCAGCAGGGCGCGGCGCCGTTTTCGCCTCAGCCTTTCCCGCGCGGAATCGGGCCAAATCCCCAGGCTGGCAGCGCGGGAGCTTCCTACGCGCAGAATATTTATGAAGATCAGGTTCGCGCTTACAACTCCGGGCTGGACTATTTATCCGATACCTATCGCGTCTCCAGCAATCCCAATAACAACCCATGGCTGCAGGGATTGGGACTTGCTTTGAGCGGCGGACGCACAGCCGCCCGGTTTTATTAATACCAACTCTTGTCTGAAATTTGTGAGGTCACTAAAATAAAACTTGCTTGGCCATGCTCGACCCCAAAGCTTACGCGCTTATTCTGCAGTTCGAGGTTGGCGGCGGCGCGTTTTACTATAACCGGTTTCTTTCGCGCCCGACGGTTCCGGGTGTGGATTCGGGCGTCACCATTGGTATCGGGTACGACTTGGGTTACGTCACCGCTCCGCAATTTACGCGGCATTGGTCCGGTTTTTTGGATGGCGCGGACATGGCCCGACTGTCGCGGGCCTGTGGACTGATCTGTGGGCAGGCTCGCGCCGCTTTGAAGGGGTTAAGGCACATTTGTGTGCCCTGGAGCGCGGCCAAGAGCGTGTTTAACCGCCGCACACTGCCGCATTTTGAGGAAATAACCCGCCAGACATTCCCCGGCGCGGAGAAACTGCCGCCACCCGTCTATGGCGCGCTGGTCTCGCTGGTGTTTAACAGAGGCGGATCCCTAAATGGCCCGCGCCGCGCCGAAATGCGCCGCATCCGGGACCATGTCCTCTCCCAAAATATTCCCGCAATCGCCCGGGAGTTGCGCGCCATGAAACGGCTCTGGCCGGAGAAAACCGCGCCCGGTTTAATCGCGCGCCGCGAGGCCGAGGCGCAGCTGGTTCAAAGCGCGGCTAATGGCGGCAACAAAACAAGTTAACATACGTTAATAAATATTTTGTTCTATCCCACTCTTTACCAACAGCTTATTTTTGCGGACATTTGCACTGCCTTCGGTATGTTCGTATTATGCAAGCCGAAGGCACCCTAAGCGGACCTCCTTCGAAGAGCGATTTAACCGCTCTGGAACGAGGCACGATTTCCCGCGGCAGCGTCGGTATGCCGCACGGCTGGTACTTCGGCAAGCCGCCCAAAATTTCCAATAAAGAACTTACGCTCACCTGGGCGAGCCGGGCGCAGATCGCGCTGTTCCTCTTAACTGAAAAGGGGCCGATTGCCTTCCGGTTGCCCAAGGCATCCACACGGATGCAAATGATCAACCGCCCCGAACGCCGGGCGATCAAGGTTGCCACGCCCGAAGGAGTGGAAACATTTACGCCCAAAACGTATCAAGTGGTAAAAACCCTGGATATTCTCACCGGCCGCCCGCTGCCTGATGCGGAAGCAAACGTTGAAAAAGCCGCCCAAGCCTACTTTGGCTACAAGCCGGGTTCCCGCCACAGCCGGGCGCTCATCCATTTTATGCTGACAACTCCCCAACCCGGTGAAGGATTCTCCATCACCCCAACAGTGCTCATTACCCGTCTCACCTTCACTGACCCTCCGCAGCGACAAGAGCCGCGGCTGGGCCCGTGGCTGCCGCCCGTGTTGTAA